AGAGTGTATTTTTTTCCACAAAAATAGGTTTTTGATTTTGACTTATAAAAACAGAATTAAAGAATTGCGGAATGTACCGTTTTCTGAAATACGGAATAATCCCAAAAATTGGAGAAAGCATCCAGAATCGCAAAAATCAGCGATGAAGGGCGTTTTGGATTCTATCGGATGGGCTGATGCTGTTTTGGTCAGAGAGACAGAAACAGGTCTGGAGCTGCTAGACGGCCATCTTAGAAAGCAGCTGGCAGAAGATGATATTGTGCCGGTTTTAGTCTTAGATGTTAGTGATGAAGAGGCTGATTTAATTTTAGCAACGCACGATCCACTAGCTGCAATGGCTGAGACAGACCAAGCGTTGTTAGATCAGTTAGTAGGTTCTATAGATTTTATTGAAAATGATAACGCAAAAGAAATGTTGGATAGCATTGCAAGCGATGAAATTATTGAATCTGTCGAAGATCAGATACCAGATGCACAAAAAACCTCAAAAACAAAGACAGGTGATTTGTTTGAATTAGGAAATCATCGTTTGTTGTGTGGGGATTCTACGAGCAGTAAAGACGTTGCAACATTGATGCAAAATAAAAATGCTGAGTTTTGTTTTACGTCCCCCCCATATTCCGACATGAGAGATTACCACGGCCACAATATGAGCGTGAAACATTTGGCAACATTTATGGATGCAACGTCGGTGCATTGCAGGTTTTATTGCGTTAATCTGGGTTTACAAAGGAAAGATGGCGAAATATACCCTTACTGGGAAGAATATATTAAAGCCGCTAAGAGGTGTGGTTTACCTTTGACATCGTGGAATATCTGGTCCAAACGCAACATGGGGGGAAGTATTGCAAATATGTCAGCAATATTCCCTATCGAACATGAATGGCTCTTTGTGTTTGGTGGTAGTAAGCAAGAAGTAAAACGCACTAAAAAAAACAAAACCGCAGGATTGCATACAGGAATATCGAATCGTCAGAAAGACGGGACCACCAAAAGAACTAAGCCCAAAATCGTTAAACAGTACGGCAGAATTGGCACAGTAACGGAATTGGTGTATGGGCGGCATAAAGATCATCCAGCAGCATATCCAGTTGCTTTGCCGGCTGAATATTTTAATGCTTGCACAAAAATCGGTGATATAGTCTTGGATCCGTTTTTAGGATCTGGAACAACGATGATTGCAGCAGAGCAACTTGAAAGAAAGTGTTTTGGAATCGAAATATCACCTATTTATTGTGATGTGATAATTGAGCGTTGGGAAAACTTGACAGGCAAGAAAGCAAAAAAATTAAATGCCTAGAGGCCGAAAAAAAATACCGTCAGCAATCCAAGAACTGCGTGGGGTATATAAGAAGAATCCACAAAGAAAAAATTATTCAGAACCACCAGCGCCGAAAGACAAGCCGCGCTGCCCAAAGTATTTAGACAGCGTAGCGAAGGCAGAGTGGAAGTTACTATGTAGCATATTAGACGAACTAGGGGTTTTATCAAAAGCTGACAAAACAGCGCTGGTTATGTACTGTCAAACATATTCAGAGTGGAGAAAGGCAGCCGACATGTGCCAGCAATACGGCGCATGGCAAGTAAAAAAAGATACAAAAGGCGAGCTTATAACAAAGCGCCATGAATGGGACAGGATTAGAGAGCAAACGCAAGAAGCCTGCAGGAAATGGCTAGTAGAATTTGGCCTAACCCCTTCAAGCCGTGCGCGAATAGTTGTAAATAAACCCTCCGAAGCTATACAAGCAATTAACCCCCGCCAGCGATGACCGACAAAACAACTAAACGCTGGATATTCAACGAAGCCGACGAGAAGGCTGCTGCTAACGGCTATTTCGTCGAGGAATCACGCGGCGAGCACGTTTGTAATTTTATAGAGTCGCAGCTGTGCTTGTACGAAGGCGACTATGCCGGCAAGCCGATCCGCTTGATGGATTGGCAAGTAGAGATGTTTTACAGGCTGTTCGGCTGGGTATCTCACAGTGAATTCTACGAGCGTACGCTCCGGCGTTTTAGAATCGCTAGCGTTTGGCTACCAAAGAAAAACGGTAAAAGTCCAACAGGAGCCGCTGTCGGCTTGTACTTAATGGCCGCCGACGGTGAACCCGGTCAACATATCTATAGCTGTGCTCGCGATATGAAGCAGGCGCGAATCGTACACAAAAACGCCTGCATGATGGTAGAGCAATCGCCAGCGCTTAGCCAGGTTTGCATGATTAACAATTCAACCGGCGTTATTAGCTATGAGCCGACGCATTCAAACTATCAAATTGTAGCCGGTTCTAATCATCAATCGCTAGAGGGGTTAAACGGTTCCACGATTGTTGACGAGGTTCACGTGGTAGACAGCCGTACGGCGCACGCGATAGAACATGCAGGAATCAGCCGTAGCGAGTGGATGCGTTTTGAAATATCAACGGCCGGAAATAACCTTTTAGGCTACGGCCGTAAACAATGGGAGTATGGCGAAAAGGTTAACGCGGGCGAGATAGACGACGACGAGTTCTTTTTTTTGAAATACGCCGCCGATTCTACGCTGACCGATGATGAGCTAATAAACCCTGACGTATGGAAAACGGCTAACCCGTCAATGGGGACAATTATCAGTGAGGCAGAATTCAAGAAGTCGATGACCCGCGCACAGCGTAGCCTTACAGACTGGCAAAACTTCAAAATGTACCGGCTCAACATTTGGTCAACGTCGTTCAGTCCCTGGCTTAAAAAATCGGACTGGGACAATTGCCGAGTAGTGTTTGATGAGGATGACTATTTAGGCCGAGAGTGCATCGGAGGATTAGATTTAAGTCGCACGAGAGATATGACAGCGTTCGTTTTAGTGTTTGATGAGGGGGACGGGAATTACGCCTGTTTGCCGTATTTCTTCTACCCAGAAAATGCTGCTAAAGAAAATGACCACTTGGCCCCATACTTGCAATGGGCAGCAGATGGCTACGTGGATTTAATACCAGGCGACGTGATTGATTACAATGTCGTAGAAAATAGAATAGCGGAACTGTCCGAAAAGTTTATAATTACCGAGATAGTGTATGACCGTTTGTTTGCTGAAGATTTAACAACACGGTTAGAGAATCAGCTAGGTTGTTTACGGACAAACTTTCCACAAACGATCATGCACTTTGCAGGGCCTACGGCCGAGCTGGAGCGATTAGTAATCAGCGGCAATTTGCGCCACAACAACAACCCGATTTTGAATTGGCAAGCGCAAAACGTCACTATTAAAACCGATCCAAACAACAACAAACGGCCGATAAAACCCAGCAGCGACAACCCGGCAAAGATTGACGGAATGGTTGCCCTGATTATGGCATTGGGGAGAAGCATTGCGGAAGCTGAGCCAATGCCTACGTTTGACTATTACGACAACAACCCGATTGAGTTAATGTAAATGCACCAAACTTACATAATCAACCCCGGCCAAGACGCGCGAGCAATCGAAAATCCTAATATTCCTCTAAGCTCGCCGGAGATATGGAACGAAGTATTTGGCGACCAGACTACCAGCTCAGGAATTACGGTGAACCCGCAAAAGTCGCTAACAATTGGCGCAGTATTTCAAGCGGTAAATTTGATTAGCGGAGATGTCGCAAAACTACCGTTAAACGTCTACAGACGCCGGCCGGATCTAGGCGTTAAGGGTAGAGAGGTAGACGAAGTACACCCAGCCCAGAATCTGGTTAAATATCGGCCTAACGCTGAAATGAGCGCGTTCAAGTTCTGGCGGCGGTTGATGACCCATGCTTTAATCTGGTCTAACGCCTACGCATTGATTGAACGCGACCCAATGGGTAACCCTATCGCATTGTTTCCACTGTTGCCGGATCGCACAGCACCAGCCAGAACAAAAGACGGCGTTTTATACTACACGAGCGAGATAGACGGCGATTTACACGGCTTTGCAGCGTCTAATATTCTGCATATAGAACAAATCAGCATAAACGGCGAATCTGATTGCCAAATGGTTTACAAAGCCCGTGAAGCATTTGCACTGGCGTTAGCAGCTGAGCAGTTTGCGTCTAAGTATTTCCGCAACGGTGGCCGAATCGGTGGAATTTTAGAGGTGCCGCCGGGCATGACTAAACAGGGAGCCGACAACCTAGAAAGCGGCTTTCGTAAAACCTACGATCAGCTAGATGCAGCGTTCAAGTCTGTTATTTTGAGAGATGGCGCTAAGTTCCACCAGGGACAATTTACCCCAGAACAAACGCAAATGCTAGGTGCTCGCCAAGAGCAGGTAAAAGAAATAGCCCGCTGGTTTAATATTCCACCGCATAAACTCGGTGACGATTCAAAAGCCAGCTATAACAGCCTAGAGCAGGAAAACCGAGCCTATCTGAATGGTTGTCTGTCGCATTGGCTAAAGACTATCGAGGCCGAATGCTATTTGAAGTTATTAACGCCAGCCGAGCAGGAACAAAACAGCCGGTTTATTGAGTTTAACGTTGCCGCGTTAGTAGCCGCAGACATTGCGACACAATACACAATTTTCAGAACGGGCATTGAAGCCGGTATTCTCTCTCCTGACGAAGTTAGGGCAATGCAAAACTTAAACCCTCGACCTGACGGGCTGGGTTCTAAGTATTTGAGGCCGCTAAACATGGAATACGCGGATCAGGAGCCTGAAACGGAAGAAACACCGGCAGAACTGGAACCAGCCGAGCAAATAATTGATGAATCAGACGACGATTTAAGAGCAACGGCTAAAACGGTATTAGATGACGCCGTAGAACGATTCACAGCCTACCTTGTACGCAAGGTTAATCGAGAAGCGAAGCAAAAGACCGCCGGACGCTTTGTTAATTGGTTAGAGGTAGGGTATGAAGACGAAATTATCGGTTTGCATAAAGAAATAACGCCGGCGGCAATGGTTTACGCTGGATTAACGAATCGCAATGCAACGGAATTAATCGAATCCATCGGAAATCGTTTGTTCTTTGGTCTCGCCGGTGAAATAAGTGAAGTTCTAAACACGGCAGACAGTGAACAAATGCGAGCAGCACTAAATGCAGTAACCAAATCATTCAAAACTAACGTAATCGCGTACTATAGCGAGGCAATAAATTGAAAAAGCAATTTCCAAATCAGCGAGCGGTTACAGTAGAAACCCGCGAAGACGGAACAAATATAATCAGCGGATATGCAGCAGTTTACTACAGGGCAGATGATGCAGGCACTCAATACGAGCTGATGCCTGAATACTTTGAACGCATTAAGCCTGGAGCGTTTGACCGAGCACTAGCTGAAGGTCAGGACGTTAGAGCGTTATTCAATCACGATCCTAATCACGTATTAGGCCGGTCTAAATCTGGAACGCTAAGAATGACCGCCGACAGCGTAGGGTTGCGGTATGAGGTGGATATGCCAAATACTCAAACAGCCCGAGACCTGGCCGAAAGCGTCAAGCGCGGCGACGTTAGCGGATCTAGTTTTGCATTTAGCGTAACCAGCGAAGGCCAAGAGATAGAGCGAGCGAAAGACGGCAACACCTACCGAAACATTAAAGACGCTGACTTGTATGACGTTTCTGTTGTAACTTATCCGGCCTATGAATCAGCGACTAGCGGCATTAGAACCGCTGAAAATGTCGAAGAAGCACGGGCAGCGCTTGAACGCTGGGAAAACGAACAAAACAGCGAGATTGACGCTGTTCGGGTAAGGCTCCGAGAAATTAAGTTTGACCTAGAACGTTAAATAAGCATAATAAACAACGTCGGCGAAACGCTCAGTATTAACCGGCCCCAAAAATAAAGTGAAACCGCAAAGGCTGTATCTTTATTGCTCAAACAGGCAATATAGGTGCAGCCTTTTTGAATGCACCTATCCAACACTAAACATAAAAGGTGCGAATATGTCACTTGATAAAATGCAAGATTTGCAGGAAGAACGTAACCGTTTAGCCACGCAGATCCAAGAACTCGGCGAACGCCAAGCCGATTGGTCCGCTGAAGACCGTGAAAAGTGGGACGTTCTGAACGCTGAATACGAGCGAGTTGACGAAGAACGAAACGCAACACAGGAAGCGCTAAACGTAGCCGCTAAACTTGATGCCCTAAAGGGTGCCGAAGAACGCGCAAACTACGAAGCAGAAAAAGCCGGAGACGGCCGAATCACTGAAGCCGTAAAGCGTGACGCCATGCGAGCCTGGGCACTGTTCCAGTCTGGGGTTAACCTTAGCCCAGAACAACGCGAAGCCGCTCACCGTTGCGGCGTCGATCCTCGTCAAAGCTACTTTGAATACAACCTGCGAAGTAACGCACCGCGTTATTCTCACAACGGTTACGGAAAAGAGCTGCGAGCGCAGGCCACAACTCCGGCATCGGCCGGGGGGAATTTAATTCCTGAAGGCTTTGCAGATTCTCTAGAACAGGCTTTGCTTCAGTACGGCGGGATTCGTCGAGTTGCTAACGTTATGCGTACGGCTTCCGGTAATGATCTACCAATGCCAACCGTTAACGACACTAGCAATAAGGGCGCCTTGCTTGCTGAAAATACTCAGGTTTCAGAGCAAGACGTAACCTACGGTAGCGTGACGCTTGGGGCCTACAAGCTCAGCTCGCGCCTTGTGAGAATCAGTTCGGAGCTAATGCAAGATGCTGCGTTCGATATGGGAAGCCAGCTCGGCTCGCTTATCGGCGAACGTCTCGCACGTGGTGCATCAGATTACTTTGTAACTGGTACCGGTTCTAGCGAACCACAGGGTGTAGTAACTGGATCGAGCTTAGGCGTAACAGCCGCAAGCGCAACCGCTGTTACCTTCGATGAAATCATCGACCTAATCAACAGCGTTGACCCAGCCTACCAGGCCTCGGCATCTTTCGGACTTGCAATGAATAACAGCACTAAAGCTGCTATCCGTAAGCTGAAAGATTCTAACGGTCAATACCTCTGGCAAGCTGGCCTAACGGCTAATGATCCTGACACGATCCTTGGTAAACCTGTAGTTGTTTTGCAGGAAATGGCAGATATCGCAACTGGCGAGAAAACCATTATTGCCGGCGACATGTCTAAGTTCGTTATTCGCGATGCTGGGCCAGTCCGATTGGCTCGAATGGATGAGCGCTACCGAGACTACGACCAAACCGGATTCGTAGCCTTTGCACGTGTTGATTCTATCGTAATCGACGCAGGCACTAACCCAATTAAACACCTGATTCAGGCGTAAGGGGTTAGATATGAAGGTTGAGCTGTTAGTAAGTCGAGCCGGCGTCGGTTTTACCCAGAATTGTGGTGAAATAATCGACGTGGGCGAAGACGAAGCGCAGCGCCTCATTGATAGCAACCAGGCAAAAGCTGTTAGCGGTCGAAAGGCCGCTAACAGCAAGCCTGTTATTGAGGCAGCTGTAAAAAAGAAGCCAAGAGCGCGAAAGCGGAAGTCAGTAGATGAATAACTACGCTATAAAGACAATCACAGCGGCGACGGATTACCCAATCGATAGCACCGAGGCGAAAGCCCACATGGCTATTGACGACAGCACGTTTGATACGCAGATAGACGATTTCATAAAAGCCGCTACGGCTTATATTGAAAACCGTACTAGCCGCCAAATATGCACGGCAACCTATGAGCTGATCTTTGATAAGTTTCACAGCGTAAACGGCAGGGTTTATTTGCCTAAAGGCCAGCTGCAAAGCGTAACCAGCGTTAAATACAAAGACGGCGACGGGGTAGAACAAACCCTGGCAAGTTCCGAGTATATCGTAAGCGATAGCCGAGAGCCGGCGTTTGTAGAGCCAGCATATTCCAAAAGCTGGCCGACGACGCGGCTAGAGTCCGACGCCGTTAGGGTTCGCTACGTTTGCGGTTACGGCGACAGTGACTCAACGCCGGAGGCAATCAAACAGGCGGCTTTGTTGCTTGTTGCTCATATGTTTGAACACCGTGAAGCAGTGGTATTTAATGCCAGTCCGCAAGAAGTGCCTATGGCTGTTGAATCCCTGATTAACCAGTATCGTTTAGGAGATGAATATACGTGGTACGATCAGGAACGCTAAGACACCGCGTGCAATTGCAAAGCCGAGCAACAACGGTAGACGCAGCCGGCCAGCAAACAGGCACATGGTCAACCTATAGAACTTGCTACGCCGAAGTAATCGACAAAGGCGGGGCAGAAAAGATACGCGGCCAGCAGGTAGACGCTACGGTTTCGCATTTAGTGCGGATCAGATACCCACAGGGCACGTTTCCAACACCAGAAAACCGCGTTGTATACGATAGCCGGAATTTACACATCGAAAGCGTACAACGCCGAGACACGCACGAACGCGAAGTGTGGCTGTATTGTCGGGAGGATGTATAAATGGCACAGATGCAGATTATACCCCCACCAGATATGACATTAGTGTTTGACACATTGTCAGACAGTCTGCAAAGACAGGTGCACCGTAAGATGTTGCGGGCAGCAGCTACTGCAATCAAAAAGCAATATAGAAAAAGAACACCACAGGGATCCAAAACAGGATCAACAGATCTGCAATCAGATGATCTGAAAACCAAACGTGGTGATGTGAAGAACCGTTTAAGGAAATCGCTGGCAGATAAGCCATCAAGCAAATGGTCAACCAAACGTGAATTAGCACGTGCAGGAATTATTGCCACTAAAGTTGGCCACAGATACACAAAAGGTGATCCGAAGTCTGCCAGGTATGCTCATTTGGTCAATGATGGCCATGTTGCAGTTTATTGGGGGCATCGTGGCGGTGGCCGTGTGAAAGCAATTAAATACCAGAATGAAGCACAACGTGCTTCTATTGCACCAGTCAAAGCAGCGGCCAGAAAAAAAGGTAGAGAAGCAATCATAGCAGCGGCAGAAAAAGCACGGCGGAAAATGTTGCAGGTGGCAAAATGATAGCACAAGCAATCAGAACCTACCTATTAACAAAAGTCACAGTAACGGATGAAGTCGACACACGCATCAGGCCAGATGCACTGGCACAGAATGAAACGATGCCGGCATTGGTGATCCAAGAAACAGCCAGTGATCATGAAGAACAATTAAGCGGTGCCGGTGGTATCAGCCAAAGCAGTGTCACGATTGCAAGTTATGCAGACACACGCATCAAAGCAGATGAAGTGGCCGAAGTTGTGCGTCAGGTGCTGCATGGATACACAGGCAGTGCAGGCAGTCAAACAATACAGGCAAGCCAGCTGGAAGATAGAGCAGTTGGTTATCTGGTGCCAAATGATGGCAGTGATGACGGTTTATACGTCAACAGCCTAGATTTCAGAATTACATTTTCAGAATCAATCCCCAGTTTTTAACATAGGAGCCACTAACAATGGCACAAACAGGAAACAGTGCAACTATTACATTTGGATCATCTGGGTTCACAGCCAGCTATACACGTTTAGGTGGCACAGCCACAAACCGTGATTCCTTAGAAGTCACACATTTAGGAAGTACAACCTATAAAGCATTCCAGCCAGACGATCTTTCCGATCCTGGGGAGATGTCGGTTGAATTCCAGTGGGATCAAAGCGCAAGCACGTTCCCACCTATTAATGCAGTGGCTGAAACAATTACAGTTACTTACCCAATGAAAAGCGGCGAAACAACAGCTGCAACATTGAGTGGTAGCGGGTTTCTGACCAATAGCACATCACCTGATTTGGTGAATGGTGAAATTATGTCAGGTGAAGCAACCATTAAATGGGCTGGTACTATCACATACACAGCAGGAAGTAGTGAATAATAATGGGCATTTCAATTGACAACCACCCCAATCAGTTAATTCAGGATGTGAAATTGATCCGCTTGAATGGCGTCGGGATTGGTTACTGTGGAATTGTTGAAGGGTCACCGATTTGTTTCACCAGTGTGCAGCCGGACAGTGTGAAAGCTGCCGTGGTTAAAACTGTCAGTGACTATTTTAAGGGAGCGGTTGGTTCAGTTAATCAACCGCCAGCATGTGAGGATGAAGAAATTGAAAGCGACGAAAGCGATACTACTGAAGTGTAGTACAAGACGGCACACCAGCACAACGATTGATGGCATTGAATTCACGTTTCAAAATATGACGGAACGTGAAAAATCAGAGTTTGAACGTAGCATTTTAAATAAAAAGGGTGGCGTAAATGTTGATGCTAGGAAACGATTGTTGGTGTATACACTGGTAGATGAAGACCAAAACACAATGCTGGATATGTCAGATCTGAAAAGCCTGGATGATCTGGATGGCCAGCTGGTGCAAAAGCTGTTCGAAGTAGCACAGAAACATTGTGGGTTTGGTGATGATGAAGTTGATGAGCTGGAAAAAAACTCCGAAATGATCCACGGCGGCGGTTTGCATATCGCCTAGCATTGGCCACTGGCCATGTTAACGTGGATCAAATGTTGGATTCCATAACATCAGAACAATTTGCAGAATGGGTTGCATTTTATCGGTGCGAACCATTTGGCGAAAATTGGATGCAGACCAGTTATATTTGCAGCATGATGGTGAATATACTTGCCAGCAGCCGTGCAGATCAGGTGAATTTGGATCATTTCCTGCCGGAGTTTGCACAGCAGAAACCGCAAAAACTGACAGTTGCAGATGATGAAGCTGAAATGGCTGCACTATTTGGAAAGTAAACAATGGCAACAAATATTGGATCACTAGCAACGACATTTATTGCACGTACAAAGCCGTTTGAATCTGGCGTGCATCGTGCCAACAGATCCATGAAAGGCATGAGAAATCAAACAATGGCGGTTAGTGCCAGTTTGAAAAGCATGGCCAGAACAGCCATTGCAACGATTGGTGCATATGTCGGTTTTCATGCAATCAAAAGCATGTTTGTTGATTTCACCAGAGAATTAGATACCCTGGCAAAAAGTGCTGAAAAGCTAGGAACCACTGTGCAGGGTTTGCGGCAGCTGCAATTTATCAGCGGTTTGGCTGGCGTTGATCCAGAAGCCATTGTGAAATCAATGGAAAAGATGCTTGATTCTATCGGCCAGGCACAGCAAGGTTTAAGATCCTATCTTGATGTATTTGAGCAGTTGAAACTTGATGTTGATGAATTAGCCCAGATGGATCCATCACAGGCATTCAAGGAAATATTAGTTGCAGTTGCAGACCTACCAACAGCTGCTGAAAAAATGATGGCGTTGCGGAGAATATTTGGCCGTGCTGGTGGTGATCTGATGGTAATTGCTAACATGACGGCGGCAGAAATAAATGCACTGGGAATTGAATTTGATGAATTGGCTGGCACCGTCACAGCGGATTCCCTGGCAGCTGTTGAGCAATACAACGATTCACTATTGAGACTTTCAACAGCGTTTGCAAGTCTCAAAATACAACTGACAATATTTGTAAGTGTAGCACTAAAACCGATTATTAAGTGGATGACAGAATTGACGAAAAGCCAGGTTAAAGGCAGATCGGAGTTAGGAAAAACCATTGCAAAATGGGCATCAATGATTGCAACCTACATGTTGGTAATTGCATTAGTGCCGAGGATTGTAAAGGGCATAGGATTAATAATCAAAGCAATCAAGGCAATGACCAAAGCACAAATTAGCATGAAAGCAGCAGCCGGAAATATTGCAGCGGTTGTAGCAGCACTAGGTGCAGCGTATTTTGTTGGCCAGCAAGTAGAAGAAGTATTTGAAGAAATAGCCAACGAAATTGCAGCACTTGAAGCTGAAGCAGCAGCAAACATTAAAGTAAATGTAGATGATGCAGATCTGGATGATTTAGAAACCCGAATAAATGCGTTGAATATGTCAGTCGAAGCTGTCATGAAGGGCACGGCAGCTGAAGTGTCTGCACGCACGCAAGAACGGCAAGGCAAAGTGATGGTCAAATTGTTGCAGGCAATCGCAGGCAATACAGCAGATGCAGTGAATGCAATTGCAGGCTTAGAAATACCAGCAGCACCAGTGGCAGGAATAGCATAATGGCAATTAAATCAGTAGTAATTGACAGAAACAGCCGAAAAGCATCAATAAGCTGGCCACAGGGAAATCAGCAATATAGTGTGCGATTTATTGTCACAAGCACTGAAGTTTTAGACGGCGTGGAAACGTTAGGATATCCAGTAGATCCAGACACTGGTGTGAAAGTACCAGAACCGGGTGATCCGTTCGAGAATATTGGTAATGATACAGTAAGATTGTTGCGTGCTAAAAGCATAAGTGTGTCACAGATCAGCGGAACGGTTTGGGCCTACGATGTCACCTATGGACCACCAGAGATTTCAGGTGGGACTAAGCCGGGAAGCACAACGAATCAGATTGGCGAAACACAGCCAAAGGATATAAATGGTGAACCAGCGTCGAGCTGGGATAAAATTGGGCCGGATATTAACGTTCAAATGGTTCAACGCAGCAGGCCAGCAGAAAAAGGTGCATATATTGGGAAACAGCTATACAGGCTGCAAAACTATCAGTTGTTTCCTTTCCAACAGCAAAATTTGCATCCTACTCTAGGGCCGGGCCCGCAAAGTTTTGCAAAACCAGTTGCTGGTGGCAGATTGACATCCGAGTTAGAAAATGGCTCACCTATTGTTAATTCAGCGCACAAATCATTTGATCCCCCAATAGAGGTTGATTACACAAGGCTTTTAATAACGGTAACGAGAATACACCATAAGTTCCCAGTTAATTTGCTTAAATTTCAAGACAGCGTGAATAAGAAACCGTTTCGTTTTAATATTAGTGGCTTCAATTTGTATGTCCCAGAATTTTCATGCAAAATGCAAGGGATAACCGGATCGGGTCAGTGGTCGGCAGGTGATCATTGGTGGAGAGTCGATTATGTTTGTGAGGTCGATTTGTACCGTGGCTGGCGGGTAGACATATTAGACCGAGGAAAAACTCAATTAGTGCAAAACGACGAAACCAGAGTATGGGAAGACCAGTTGATATTAGATGAAAAAGGTCATCCAATAAATGAGCCGGCTTTACTAAATGGTAAGGGGCAACCATCACGTCAAATGGGAAGCACTTCAACACAGGTTGGCGCTTATTTACGTTATGCAGTATATCCAGAGAGAAATTTCAAGCCATTGCGGTTTGATGACCCGAACCCATAAAGGACAAAAAAAATGTCAGTAAAAATTTGGACAGGAGCAACTGATGGCGACTGGTCAGCTGCGGATAATTGGTTACCGTCTGGAGTGCCGGCAAGCAGTGACGATGTGATTTTGAGTGCAGCTTACACCGTAAGCATTACAGCTGGATTGAATCAATCAGCAGTGACGTTGAACAGCCTGACGGTTGAAGAAGGATACAGCGGGGCGATAGGCAGCAAATCAGCAGATTTGCAGATTGCAACCGATGCACTGACGTTTCAGGGTGACGGTGTTGCATATATTGACTTGGGATCCAATGCCGTGGATCCAGTGATCAATGGTACAGCTAGTTATAGCACCGGCGAAAGTGGCCTTTATTTAACAGGCACAGGGATTGGCACGATTACCTGTGCTGGTGGAGGTGTTTCAATTGGCCGTGCTGGAACGACCAGCACAGTCACGGAATTACGTGGCATTTCAGGTGATGTACATGTCGGTATCGGTGGCACTGTGACCAGTAGTTTTAACTTTGGTGCGAATGTAGTATTTGACAGTACACACACCACATTGAATCTGGATGCTGGAACAACAATATTAAAACAATCAGCAGCTGTGACCACAGCAAATCTTGATGGTGGTGTGCTGCACATTGATTCTGCTTGCACGATCACAACTCTTAATTTAAATAACGGCGGTGAATTTAGAGCGTCTGCAGGAAGTGATAAAACAATCACCACGTTAAATATTGAACCTGGTGCAGTGTTTGAATATTATCCAAGCAATACTACAATCACAAATAGAAACCTACCAACCGATCCGGCACAAATTACAACGGCAAGAATTTAATGTCTGGTAATCTTATTTCGGACCGTGGCGTTGCGCAGCTCCGTGCAGACCACCAGAAGCTGCAGCAATTGATGCACAGACATCAGTTGATGAATTCCGCGCCAGCATATCAATCCCCACGTGAAGATCAGATTCTGGTAAAGGTCACCACGATGATCACGCCAAAAGCATCTGGCCAGCTGGGTGAAGGCATCGGCACGGTTTATGATATAGATTCAACCGGTGCAATCACTGAAACAAGCCGTGATGATATTGAAATATACAACATTTCAACAGTGCCAATTCCAGTTGATGCATTTGTAATGTGCAGACGTAATTTCAAATCAGGAATATGGTTAGCAGATGAACCACAAACAGCAATTGCTAAAAGTAACGGAATCAGCGGAAGAAGTGGAACAACAGCCGGCAGCGGAACAGCTAGTATTTACTACTTAGACGGTTCTACGCTAACAGATACTAGCCATGATCTAACAGTGTATAACATCGCAGACGCAACGATTGCTTCGGGTGCATGGATTACTATTAAACGTAACGCGAACGGCAGTTATTGGTATGTAGATATGGAAGCCTGTGGCTAATGACAGCGACCAAACGAAGCC